GGGAAATCCTTCTCTACGGAATGGATTAGGGCACACTTGTTTCTGAGACCTACCCGCAAGGGAGCTAGGAAGACGAGTACATGCTTAGAGGGTTTCGGTTCTCGACCCGGGCCCCAGGGTCCGGTGGGCCAAGTGGGGCGATGAGTACATCGAGCTTGGTCGAAGCATAGAAAGTTACTCGGGATGAATGTTCTAATTTATCTCAGAGAAGGGGGGCATGTCCTTCCCTCCTGTATTGCCGTTGGCAACCACAGGGTAACAACCCCGCCTTTACTGGCTGCCTGCGGCCCCTGCCCCCTTATTGGGGGGGTAGGGAAACCGAAGGATACTCCAGTTTGGTAGGATAGAAGGCCTGAGATAGTATCAAGGGTTTGAGTGGGTAACCACTTAATGGGAATTACAACCTCTCATTAGTATTCCTAACGGATTGGTAGTTGTTGTTCCTTATATTTATATAATTAATAATAACTATGAAGCAATTGTTTTCTCCTTTACAGTTGAAAACTGCTTCAAGTATTTGGCAATCTGGTGTAAAATCCAGTAAACGATTAGTGGGGCTCCTCGCAAGAGCTGTCCCACTGATCGTGGGTAGCAACTCCCTGGGTTGGGTAAAGGCATGCTTCGTCTTTTCTAGATTTGCGGTTGGATTGAGAAAGTCTCAGGGAGACCGGGGACTGGCTATCTATCTGAAGACCTGTAATGTAACTTTGTTGCGTTATTTGGGAAACGGAAAGAGAACCCAGCCTCGCCTCGTTGGGGCGGCGATACCACAGACTAACTCTGGTATCCCCAGAGTGATTCCTGGCAATCACCGAAAGCGTATTCGGCAGGGTGATCGAGGAGTGATTCGGCTCTGGTTAGGTTTCTTTACTCTTTACCGAGTATTGAACTTTAAAGGGAAGATGAGCTTCGAGACCATAACTGCTCCAGGGGTGGTAATCCCAGATTCGTTTTTGAAAGCTTGGGATTCACACATAGTGTGGTTCCAGGCCCAATTAGCGAAGATGGGAGGACCTGCCCTAAAGACAACCTTCGTGATGACAGTGCCTAGTAAGGCTAAAGACATTGAGTCCTTCGGATCAGTGAGAAATCACGAAGTCCCTGGGATGTGGTGTCCTCCTTCTGGGTTAATAGTCAAGGAGGTTTTGGGATATACGATTAAGTTTATTGCCTTGATGACCTCTGGTCCTAATTCCTCGAAAGAGGTTAAGGATAAAACTAAATTGGCTAGTCTAAAGACTAATCAAGGGTCAACGGTCTCAGTAATCAACGTGATTAAGGACGCGGCTGCCTGGCTCACAAGGCCTGGTTTGTTGGAGTCTTTCGTCACAATGTGTATTATCACTCGGTCTCTTTCTCTCTTGTACGCTCCTGTATGGGAAGCGGGTCTAGAGTACCTAAGAAGAAATTCTGATGGGAAATGTTCTCGTTCTCGCATTATGGAGTCTCGAGATTGGAAGGGCACGAGTGGTAAGCTGGGAAAATTGGCATTAGTTGAGGAACCGGGGAAGGTCCGTGTTGTTGCTATGGTCGATTGTTTGACGCAGTGGCTACTCTATCCGTTACATCGGTATATCTTTGATACCCTTCTGAAAGCCATACCCCAAGATGGATTGTTTGATCAGCTTGCCCCCGTGCGAGCTCTCATCAAGAAGTTGAAGGAGACTGGCCGTAAGGCGGTGTTTTCATATGATTTATCCGCTGCGACGGATCGTATCCCTGTCGTCTTACAGGAGAAGTTACTAGGTGTTTTCACGTCTGAGGAGTTTGGTTTCCATTGGAGACGTCTTCTGACCGAAAGGTCCTACGCTCTTCCTAATCTGTACAAGAAAACGTACGGGTTGGGGGTTCGTGCGATTAAGTACGCAGTCGGCCAACCGATGGGGGCTTATTCTTCTTGGGCAATGTTAGCCCTAGTGCACCATGCTATCGTCCAAATGGCTGCTAGACGAGCCGGAGTATTGTGTTGGTTCGAGCTTTATGCTATTCTTGGCGACGACGTTGTGATCGGAGATCGCAACGTGGCCGCTGAGTATGTGAAGATTATGAAGGAGATTGGAGTCAAGATTGGATTTAATAAGTCCATTGTCTCGGACAACCTGTCCCTTGAGTTCGCTAAGCGTTTTTTCTACAAGGGTGAGGAGGTAACTCCTTTACCTTTAGTGGGGATTGCGTGCGGTTGGCTTGGGGTGACGGGCGTCCCTGAAGTCGTTAAGGCTTCAGAGGACCGTACCGGGACCTTGCCTTCTTTATTTCTTGTACTTCGGAGCATGGGGTTGGGCTTCAAGGCTTCGTCAAGGGCGGCAACCAGCCGTCTTGCTGATTGTAGCCGAAGAGCCCGCTCGATAGTATTGTTATTGACTCGTCCTGGCGCCATATCTAAATGGGCTGCAAGGAACGTGTGGGATTGGTACAAACAAGACAGATTCTGTCAAGTGAGGCCGACCCACCCTTCCTGGGGGGCGCCTGTAATCGAGTCCGTGAGATCTAGAATCGCTGCCGTTGATCTCGTCAAAATCCGTCTATCCTTGTTCGAGGCCTTTCGAGGCTTCCACTTGGATCCGGCCTATGGCGATGTTGATGGTTTGTGGGACTGGTATCAGGACACGGTTGTAGATGCCTACCGCGCACCTATGGTTGATACCGTCAATGAGTTCGATGCAATAAGACATAGAGTCTTAGAATCTTCCCCAATAGGTGATGTCGGGACCGGAGAGGAACTCTTCATCCTTTCCATGTTCCAGGCCCTCGATACGATTGAAGCCCTTGCCGCACGCTTACCGACGAAGGTGAACGTCCTCCGAAGTCTCGCCGCTGTTCAACAGCGCGGACCTAGGGTGCGAACGCCTAAGACGTTAAGAATGTGGAAAAAGGTGAATAAAGTATTGATCTGTCCAACGCCTTCTGTCCAGAAGGTTGAGCCTGTCGCTCCATTGGAGAAAGATGTATCAGATTGGCGACTTGGTCGCTCTGATCATCAATTGATGATGGATCTACATGCCCAGCTTATGGCTGAAGGTTAGGGATGACTAACCTAAACTCATACCCTCTGAGTTTGACACACTCCTAGGGGACACGGAAGCTATCCACTACCCTCTAGCCCTTGAGACTCATAGTTCCAATAATGATATCATTGGTTATGGTACAAGTATTTGAGAGCAC